TGGGAAGATTGTTGGTGCCAAACTCGATTCCCATGCCGGGAAGAAGCTCACCGACGAAGAACGTGAGTATGCGGAGAAGATCGGTGTCAGCATCATGTCTGGCCAGGGAACGGGCAAGGATTTCTTCGCTGCGTTGTGCCTGACATGGTTTATGACATGCTTTTCGTACCCGAAGTGTTCAGCGACAGCGAATACGAACAAGCAGTTGATGAACGTCTACTGGTCTGAGATCAGCAAAGTGATGGGCATGGCGAAGAAGGTGGACGACAAGAATCCATCCAGCCCGACGATTTTGCAGGAAATGTTCGAGGTTCAGACCGAAAAGGTGTTCAACAAGCAGTTGGGGAAGGAGGAAAAGGGTAAGCGGTGGTTTTGCGAGGCGATCACCGTGTCATCGACATCCAGCCCGGAGGATCAGGGAACGGCAATGGCCGGTCGTCATGAGCGGCACATGCTGTTTATCTTTGACGAAGCCAGTGGAATCAATGATGCGGTGTTCAAGCCGGTTGAGGGTACTCTGACAGGTCTGATAAACCTCGTCCTGATTATCTTCAACCCGACGAAACGGACAGGTTTTGCGGTTGAGAGCCAGAAGGATTCCCGGTTCGTTGCGCTGCATTGGGATGCCGAGAAGTCAGAGATTGTTTCCAGGAGCCATATCGAAGGCATGGCGCGGAAATACGGCAGAGATTCGATGCCGTTTCGGATTCGCGTCAAAGGTCTGCCGCCGATCAGCGATACCGACACCCTGATTCCGTGGGAGTGGATCGACGCGGCTGTCAACAGAGATATTGAGCCTTCAGAGGACGACCAGGACGTTTTGGGCGTTGATGTTGGTGCCGGTGGTGACAAGTCTGTCATGGCGCAGAGAAGGGGGCCGCAGATTGTTAACATTACCCGCAAGAATACCAAGGATACGATGGAGCTTGTGGGTTGGGTGTCGATAGAAATGGACGAAATAGAGGCCAAATGCGCGATTGTTGACCCGATTGGCATAGGACATGGCGTTTTCTGCCGCCTGAAGGAAATGGGGTACCAGGTTTATTCCGGCGATGTCAGAAAGAAGCCAACCGACGAGGCTCATTTCAGCAACAAACGTGACGAAATGTATTGGAAGCTGCGCGAGAGGTTCGAGGATGGGACGATTTCGATACCGGACGACCGCGAATTGATCGACCAACTGGCGGTTATCAAGTATTTTCCGACCTCAGACGGCAAAATGCGGATCGAGTCGAAGAAAGACATGCGAAAGCGCGGCCTTGAATCGCCTGACAGCGCAGATGCAGTCGCTTTGACCTTCTATTTGGGCGAAAATCAGTTGAGAAAGCGAAAGACAAAGAGAAACAAGGTGAGATTGAAGGGAGTATTTCTTCGCTGACATGAACAACCAAGTTGTCTTGACAGACATGCCGCTTGCTTGCTACTTTGTCGGTGCATCTTCCTCCTATCGGTTTGGTTATGGCGTCATGTCGTCGCCGCAAAGCCCCTGTCAAAGCCCCCTCACTGTGGCCCCTTCCCCCACTTTAAGGCTTTGGCAGGGGTTTTGTTTTAAAGGAGTATCGTAATGGCGAAAAGAGGAACGAAGGACAGAAGCAGCGACCTTGCCGCTCAACAGGACTTCGAGGAACACTTCAATTCGTGGTTCCGGCAAGGTCTTGAGTCGATTATCGAGGACAATCGACGCCGCTACCGAATGGAGTTGAAAGACAAGGAGGAACGCGAAAAGCGCGGCCTGTCAACAATTCCTTCCACGAAGTCAACCTCAGTGGTTGACAGGGCGGTTGGCCGGGCAGTCATGGAGTATCACGGTGATCCTGACGCGATTACCTTTACCGCGAAGAACGGAACGCTTGAGCCTGACAAGGAAATGATGGCTCAACTTCTGACAGAGCTTTTCCAGTACCGCTCCAAGCACACCTTCCCCTTCTTCACATGGCACGTTTCCAGCCTTACCAATGGCTTCACCGATGGCCTTGAAGCTGCGATGGTCTACTGGCGCAAGGAAGGCTACAAGAAGAAGGTCAGCCGCTATTTCTATCGACCGGCCCCTCCCCCACCGCAGATTGATCCCATGACAGGACAGCCTGTTCCACCGGCCGTTCCTCCCGTCGAGGAAATTGACGAAGAACTCTACCGCCAGCTTAAAGATATAAGCGATCTGCCGGGCGAAGTGTTCAAAGAGGACTTCGAGGAAGAAGTCGTCACGACCGATTCATGGTGGATCGACAGCCTCAAGCCCGGTGAGGACTTGCTGTGGGATTTCAAAGCTCCGCTGCTTGACATCAGCATGGGCGAGCGGTGCCTTGTCAAAGCCAGAAGAAGCCTCGATCAGCTTCGCCAGATGAAGAAGCAGGGCTTGCTGGACAAGTTCAAGGAGGAAGAAGCGGCTCGGTATCTTCGCGCCAAGACCGAAAACATCGATCATGGAGCGACAACCGGCGACACCGAAGCTGTTGACGCAGACGACCTCAACCGCGCCGAAGTGTGGATATTCTTCGACAAGGTGGAAAGTCAGTGGATGGTGTCATTTAGCCTCGAAGGTGAGGTTGAGCTGTCAGGCAAAAAGCCTGTCAACGACGTTTTCTTCGGTGGCAGACAGGTTGACAGGCTTCCTATTGTCATGGGAACCCACAAGATGAAGCTGTGGGAGGCAGTCGGTCGCGGCGATCCAGAGACAATCGCGCCGATTGAGGATGAATTGGCCGATCACCGCAACAACCTGTCAGATGCCGCCAAACTGTCCATCCAGGGGCGCTGGCGTGTCAGCCCGAACAGCGACGTTGATTTTGACGACCTGCTTAATGGCCGCATGTTCCTGGCTGATACTGGTGAGGTCGAGAAGATCGACCAGCAGTTGAACATGATCGACACGATGCGGGTTGCTGACAGCCTTGGTCAAGACCTGGCTGAACTTGCGTCTGTCGGTATGGAGAACCGGCACGTTGTCCCGCGTGGCTCAGGGCGCACCCTTGGTGCCATCCAGCTTGCAATGGGCCATCAGGACGAAAAGCTGTCAGTGCAGCTTATCACCCGCAATCAGACCTTCTTCGAGCATCTTCTGTATCTGATCGCACAGCTTGAACTGGCCTACGAAACGGACGAAACCCTGATCCGCGTTGCCGGTAAGCGCCGGGGCGTCGAAGTGCCGCAGACGGTGGTTGGCGGTCAGATGGCCGTTGACCTGTCACAGATCGACCTTGAAGTCGAAGTCAACGTCAACGCCGGTCGGGGTGCGATGGCGAAAGACAAGAAGGCTCAGCTTATCTTGCAGATCGCCCAGGTGCGTCAGCAGATGGGTATTCCCACTGATATGCAGAAGGTCGCCCGCCAGTTGAATATCCTTGCCGGGTTTGACCCACAGGCGTTCGACCTTGCACAACCCCCTGCCCCGCCCAAGCCTGACATCAGCGGCAATGTCAATATCGACCTTCACCTTCTGCCGCCAGAGGTTCAGCAGATGATCGTCAAAGGTATGCTCGAAGGCGGGAACATTACCGTCAACGCACAGGGGCGCGACGATAGACAGAACCAGCAATCGGCTGACATGGGCGCTGATCCGGGCGACATGCCCCCTGACCCGATGGATTCAGCCGGTGGCGTAGAACCGGGAGGACAAGGTGGATATTGACGACCTCGATACCGTAGAGCAGAAGGAGCTTATCGAAAATTGGCTAAAGCATCCAGGAACGCGGCTTGTGGCCCGAAAACTGCGGGTTGCAGCCAAGGGGATGCTGCGTGAATACGACAAGGCAGACGATCCTGACAGAGTGCGACGCATTCAGATTTCGCGCTGGTTTATCGTGTCAGAGTTGCCGCGCATGATCGAAGCCATTATGAACGAACAGAGGCCACCTAGAAGCTGGACATGGAGCTTCAAGCGATGGCTGTCAGACATGCTTCGGCGCAAATAGCCTTGAATTTACGCATGTCATGTCATTATTCTGTCAGCAATACCAAACCACTTGCCTGTCTTGACAGGCCGTTTGGTTGACTTCGGTTCGCCCTAACGTCAGGGGCAAGAAAGGAATGTTGCCATGAGTGAATTGGCAGAAGAAAGCCGCAACGTAAGCGGGGAAGAACAGGCTTCGGAACCTGTTGAGAACGAGCAGCAGCCGACCGGCACAACGGACGAAGGCGGTGATCCGGAAGGCGAAAGCGAAGGCGAAGAAGAATTTGTCGTTTCCCTCGATGACGACCCCGGCGAGGACGACAGCGACGACGCTGGCGATGAAGGCAGCGTCGATTCGGACGACGAAGGCGAGGAAAAGGGGCAGAAGAAGCTGACAGCGCAGGAGCGCATTCAGCAGGAAATTGCCCGGCGCAAGGAGCTTGAGGAACGCATCAAGGAGCTTGAGCAGGGGCGCGGCCATGAGCAAGAGCAGCGCCCACCCGAACCGCCGAAATACGTCGAGATCGACCAGCAGAAATTCGAGTCGCACATCAACAGCCTTTATAGCGAGGCCGAGGATTTGCGGCTTGAGGGCAAGACCCTCGAAGCCCTTGAGAAAGAAGAAGAAGCGCGGGGTTTACTCAGGGCATACAAGGAAAACGAGAAGGCCAAAAAGCAAGCTCAGGAGTTCGCTGAACGGCAGCGCATGACAGAGCAGCAGCGCATGGCCTTCGCAAAACAGGTTGACGAAACCGCCGAGCTTTTCCGGCAGCGCAACAACATCCCGCAGGACGTTTGGGATCAGGGCGCAAAGTGGTTCAACGAGCAGCTTCAATCTGACCCGGTTCTTGGGCGCGAATTTGCCTACCTGCTTGAGAAAAACCCCGTCGAGGGGATCAGGTTCGCACACGATTACGTCAACAAGAACATGGGTAAATCGGCAGAAGAAGCCAAGAAGAAGCGTGATTCTGCCAAGAACACGAACCCAGGAGGAAAAGGCGACGGCGGCAAAAACACCGCAACTGTCAAGAGCTTCCAGCAGCTTATGAACCTTGGGAGCAAGGCTGTTGCCAACTTCAAAAAGCAAAACCCCGACGCCTACCAGAAGTTGCTGAACAAGCACATCAAAGGCTGACACCTGACAGGGCGAAGGGGCTGACATTTGACAAGGAGAGCAGACAATGGCAACGAAAATTGCTGACATTATCGTTCCCGAAGTCTTGACCGACATGGTATCGGCCATGATTTCGCCCTACATCGACTTCGTTAAACTTGGCATTGCAACCAAGGATTACGAGAATGTCGATATTCGTGAAGGTGGTCACTTCGCAGAAATCCCCTTCTACGACCAGTTGACCGGCGATGACGAGGTTCTGACTGACGACACCAGCATGACCCCCGGTAAAATCTCGACCCGGAAGGACATCGGCGTCGTGTGTCACCGTGGCCGGGCATGGGCCAGCCGCGACCTCGCCAAAATCCTGTCCGGCGACGATCCTATGAAGGAGATCGCCAAGCAGGTTTCCTCATATTGGGGGAAAATGAGCAAGAACCACCTTATTTCCGTCCTCAACGCCGCTTTCGACCCGACTTCCGGGCCTTTGAAGGACACTCACCGCTTGAAGGTTGGCGTCACCACTGGCGACAAGGTTCAGATGGCGCACAATCACGTTGTCAACGCCGCTGCGCTGCTTGGCGACATGATGGAGGAATTTGACTGTATCGTCATGCACTCCAAGCAGTACGCCGACGCCATCAACGCGAACATGGTGAGCTTCCCCTACACCTACGACCCGAAGAACACCAATCTGCGCGGCAAGGGCCAGTTTATGGGGCTGGACATCATCGTAACCGACAACCTCCCGGTTGATAACGGCGTTGCCGATTATCCCCTTTACACCAGCTACCTGATGAAGAAGGGCTGCATGTATTACGGGATGCAGAAGGAGATCATGACTGAGAACGACCGTGACATTCTGGCGTTGCAGGACGTTCTGGCCACTTCCATGCACTTCGTTCCTCACCTGAAGCTGGTGAAGTGGAATGTCACCGACACCAACCCCTCCAACGCCGCCCTCGCCACCCCGACAAACTGGCAGAAGATTGCCGAGGATGACAAGTTTATCGGTGCCGTGGCTCTTATCACCAACTGATAACCAAACAAGCGGGTTGCTTGCGCGACCCGCTTGTCCTCAATGGAGAACGATATGGCTACTGTTTCAGACAAGAAGGATTTTTCTCAGTTCAGCAAGATCAGTCAGTTCACCGTAGATGCTGTTGACCTGCCCTCCGTTGCCGCAAACGACGTCGCGGAAACCGAGCTTTCAATCTCAGGCGTGACGAGCGACATGGAGTGTATCGGTGTAATCAAGCCGTCGCTTGAGGCAGGTCTTTTTGTCGGCGGTGGGCGCGTCACAGGAGACGGAACCGTCAAGGTTTTTCTCGTCAACCCGACCGCCTCTCCCCTCGACGCTGCGAGCGAGAACGGATGGAAGTTTCTGTTTGTAGCGGGATCGTAATATGGCTCTTTGTGTAACGTGGCACAGGCGACAGAACGCTGACGCCAGCAAGGGGGAGGTCAAGCGGCCTCCCCTTTTGTCTGCTGGCGACGATCTTGTTTGTCCTATCTGCGGCTCGGAAGCCAAGAGCAAGGCAGGGCTGACATCGCACATGAGGTTCAAACATGCTTCAGGTGAATGACATCCTTGATGACGTAACCTCTGTCGTTCAGGACGACTCTCAGGAGTTTCGCAGCAAAATCCTGAAGTGGCTGAACATTTCGATCCAGCAGCTTGCCGCTGAGCGAGACTGGATCGTCCTGCAAAAGACGGCAGACAGTATCTCTGTGTCGGACAACAAGGCTTCGCTGCCTGATGACTGCGCTGCCGTCCTGACCATTGCTGGCGACAACTTCTTTCTGACACGCCAGAAGCACCATCTGACAGACGAGGAAGCGAATAGCATTGGCGGGATCAACGACAACTTCCCTGCCGGGTTTGTTGTCACGCCTGACAGCATCGTGTTCGTGCCTGGGGCGACGGGAAGTGTTGACATCAAGTACCTGATAGACGTTCCGGTCTATTCGGAAGGTCAGACAACTGTCTTTCCGGCGCGCTTCAGGCCGATTCTTATGAGGTCGTGCCTTGATTTCTGCTACGAGTACGACATGGACGAGCGAACAGCCCTGTCGCAAGGGCTTGACAGGGCCGAAATGTACAGGCTCAAGTCCTGGGATAACCGCTTGAAACCAAAGCCCAAGCACAGCAAGTACCTTAGAGGTTGACATATATGGCATGGGAAGTGTTCAGACAAAACGACTTTACTGGCGGTGAAAATTTGAAAATTCTGCCAGAGTTTATGCAGCCCAACCAGCTGTCGTTTGGCCTGAATATGGAACTTCGCACCGATGGTGTCCTCCAAACCAGAAAAGGCAAAACGAAGGTGAACCCAACATCGTTGGGTGTCGGCGGAATCGGGAGTATCTTCAGGTTTGCCAAAGAGGACGGCACGAAATATCTCGTCGTTGAGCATGAAGGTAGTCTGTATGCTGTTGAGTGGGATGGTTACAGTGAAATAACCAGTTTCGGAACGGCGGTAAAAACAGGTCTTGACACGACAACTCACCTGCGAGGCGTCGTGTGGCGCGACAACCTTATCCTTACAAACGGCGTTGACGCTCCGTTCAGATTCGACGGTTCCGCATGTACCGACCTTCTCGATACCCCGCCAAAGTCAAAGATAATCAAGCTCTATGCAAACAGGCTTTGGATGGTAGACGCCGCCTACCCCAATAGAATCAGATTTTCAAACCTTGAAACCTTCGATGAATGGCCGCAACTGAACATGATAAAGGTGCGCGACGGTGACGGCGATGCTATCAAGGCGCTATGCCCTGTTTCTGGCGGGATGATTATAGCGAAAACGCGCAGCGTCTACCCTCTCTACGGAACGCACAACGACAACATACGCATTGGTGAGTCGATGATAGACGGCGGCGGCTGTGCTGGATTTGACGGCGCAATAGAGGGAGGCGAGCAATGTATCCTGTTCGGCCACGACAATCTGTATCTCGCTCAGATCGGGAAGGTTGAGCCGTTCCCGGAAACACATACGCCGCTGATAGAGTCTCTTGGTCACGAAAATACCGCAAAGGTCAGGGGCGCATTACAGGGCGATCCAAGGCGAGCGATGTTCGTGTTTCCTCAAACCGCTGTCGGCGATACGGTCCTGACAATAGATGGAACGTCCGGGGCCATATTCCAGTGGAGAAACCTTAATGCAAGCTGCATTTGCCCTCTCAACGCATCAGGTGATGACAGCAGCATAGTTATCGGTGACGCCAGTGACGGCTACATATACCGGCTGGACAATGAGGACAGCGACGATGGTGTCGACATTGTGAGCCACATGAAATTTGCGTACAGCGACAACGGCACAAGAAGGGATAAGCGGTGGCGGCGCTTCTGGCCTGAGATCGACGTTATAGGGTCAGGTGAGTATAGGCTTCAGTATTACTACGATGTCGATTTTAAACATAAGCTCGGCTACACGCTGTCAACGGCGACAGCGGTCGAGGTTATGAAGTGGGGCGACAGCAAGTGGAATAACGCAGCCTGGGGTCCGTACAAGTCGGCTGGCGACAAGTGGTGGCTACACCATGTCAGGGGCGAGCGGATCAGCTTCGAGGTCAGGTGTAACAAGCGGATAGCGTTCAAGGGGTTTCAGTCGCTATTTAAAGAGGTTGGGAGCCAATGAGTATAGACAATCCAGTCAGACCTTACGATTACGAGTCTGGGCAAATCGCGGCAGCAGAGGAAATTGACCTCGATCTCGACACTATTTACGCAAAAGTTGTCGAGATAATTCAGTATTTAAAGAACGCAGAGGGTAACACGACGAGCATCGCCGAAAGGCTGGCGACTGTTCTTGAGCCAGACGGCAACCTCGCCTCGTCAATCACGGCAGACATTGCTTCAAGGTCGATAAGGGATGGTGACGCATATTCCGGAACTCACGACTTTACTGGCGCGTCTGTCAAGGTTCCAGAAGCACCATCTTCGTCAAACAGTCCTGCATCAAAAGCCTATGCCGACAATCTCGCATTCGAGTCTGCCGGACTTCCTGACCAGACAGGCAATAGCGGTAAATTTCTCCAAACTGTAAGCGGGTTGGCAAGGTGGTCAACGGTCTACGAGACAACCATCACCTACCAGGAATTTACCTCAAGCGGGACATGGACTAAGCCGGACGGGTTTTTGTTCGGGTTCGTTGAAGTGGTCGGCGGTGGCGGTTCAGGCGCTGTTGGCGGTGCTGACTATAAACCGATGGGCGGAGGCGGTGGCGGCTATGCTGACGCGATCCTTCTTGACTCAGACATTACTGGCACGGTTGATGTCATCGTTGGTGCAGGGGGGCTTGCAGAGTCAATAACCGTAAGCTCTGACTCTGATGGTTATGCCGGAAACTCTGGCGGCGATTCATCGTTCGGAAGCTACGTTGTCGGCAAGGGCGGAGAGTATGGATGGAACCCGTCAGGTAGCCGCGCAATGTCTGGATCGGGTGCCAAAAACGGCGAATCAAACTACGCCGGTGGCGCTGGTGGTGCGCTGAGTGTTTCGACCTATGGCGGCATAAGCGCCATTGGCGGATCAGCGGTCAAGGGCGGCGCTGGCGGCGGTTCAGGTGGCCTTTCCGGTGGAACCTCCGTGTTAGGCGGGAATGGTGGCAACAGTCGCTATCAGTCTGCCCCTGGAACTGCCGGCAGCGGTGAAGCCCCAGGTGGTGGTGGCGGTGCCTGTTCGATTACTCCGGGGGGTACCGGCACACTGACTTCTGGTGCTGGCGCTGATGGTATCGTAAGGGTTTGGTCAGTCTGTGAGGTTGCAAGAACATGAGATACGCAATAATCGAAAACGGCAAAGTTGTGAGCATCGCAAAGTCCGACAAGCCGTTGAAGCCGAATTGGGTCGAGGCTGGCGCAGCATCAATCGGAGACAGCTACGACGAAGCGACCGGCGAGTTCACGAAACCGCCAGAACCACCAAGGCAGGTTCCAGAAAGTGTGAGCATGAGAAAGGCCCGTCTCGCACTTCACATGTCGGGGCTGCTTGCAGAGGTCGAAAGCGCAATTTCATCACTCCCGGAACCTGACAGGACGGAGGTTTCGATTGAATGGGAATACGCTCAGAGCGTTGACCGAAACTGGCCGCGGGTGAGGCAGTTGACAGATCAGATGGGCCTGACAGAACAGCAAGTCGATGACCTTTTTCTGCTGGCCTCAACCTTGTAAGAGGTAGAAGTTTTGGCTGAAAAGAACCGCGCAGTAAAAATGGCCTCGTTCGCAGACAGCCCTGACCTTGACAGGCAGATCGAGGACACCGTTTTTCTTCTAAACAGGGCGCTGTCAAGCTCCGAGGCGAGAACGTTTACGTCTGAGCCTGTCGTTGACGACCTTGTTGATGGTGAGGTTGTTTTGTGGAACGACACCACAGCCTCAGCGGGTCAGCCAACACACTACCTCGTTGCGAGGCATGGAGACACGCTTGTCAGGTTTGCGTCGCAGGAGACTGCATGATGACGTTTGAGGAAGCTGACATCCTATGCGACATGATCGTGGCGTTCATGGTCAGTATGGGCGGGCCATACGAAAAGGTCACAGGCTGCCTTGAAGCTGAAATAATGTGGGCGCTTGGTGCTGGTCAGTATGTTTTGAAAATGGACGACAACTGGAAAATTCTCTATTTCGCATCGGTATGGTTTGTTCGTGAAGAAGATTTGGAGGGTGTCGTGTCTAGCGACTCGCAGGACAGGATGAAGCCGTCTGATTGCATAAGCGGCGAAACTGTATATGTGGCCGAAGCCGCCGCTGTCAGTGGCAAGGGGATGGATATGGTGAAGGCCATAAGAAGGCTTTGTGCCGGGAAAACAGGCGTCCACTGGCACAGGCCAGCAAGAGGGAAAGTAATCTCCTTCACGAAGCAGCAGGGAGCATGACATGGGCAAAAGCGGCAGCAGTAGCAGTTCTAGACCTCTCACGGCAGAAGAACGAAAAGAGCTTTTCGACCAAGGCTTGACCTCGATAACGAGCGGCGATGGTGCAAGGTTTAGAAACGTAATCGCACCTTCTTACAGTTCTCCTGCATTTGAGGGCGGCGGATCGGGCGGCAGGACAAGCTCCCCCAAGGGTGGTCAGGTTGACGGAGGCGTAACCCCAGGTTACGCCTATCGTGACGCTGGAAGTGCGGAAAGGCTGTCGTTCACAGACCCCGGAGAAATGTCACTAGAGTCGAGCGTCGGGCAGGGCTTTTACGACCCAGGCAGATTTACCGATCCCGGCGAAGCAAGTCGAGCCATCGACCCTGGCAGATCGAATGTCAGCATGCAGGTGTATGACCCCGGAAGTGGCCGCGAGGCGGTTGACCCAGGCAGCGTAAACAGGCTTGCAGGAGGCGACTATGACAGGCTTGAGCAGTCTATCATCGAGTCTCGCCTTGCCCCCCTTCGCCAGTTTGAACAGAGGCAGAGAGAGGCGCTTGACCAGAGCCTTGCCGACAGGGGTATTTATTCAAGCGGTCTTGCGGTAGAAGCGCAGAATGACCTGTCGCGTGAGCTTGCACCCACGATCAGCCAAGCGGCAAACGAGGCTGTCACGACTCGGTACGGCTTCGAGCAGGGCGACAATCAGAGTGCCAACCGGTACCAGCTTGGCCGATCTGGAATCCTGACAGACTTTAACAAGCACAAAGACCAATACCAGCTTGGCCGATCTGAAATGCTGAACAACCAAAGTCTTGCCAGAGGGCAGGCGCGTGACCAGTTCGCGCTTGGACGGTCCGGTATGCTCAACGAGTTCAACCAGAATGCAGATCAGTACGGAATGCAGCGGGCTGACATGGCGAACCAGTATGGTCTATCACGCGCTGGAATGCTGAACGAGCAAGACCTTGCTCGCGGTCAGGCTCAAGACCAGTACCGGCTCGGCGCACAGTCTGCCAACACTGACAGGGCGCGCTATCTGGCAGATGCCGCATTGCAGGAACGGCAAGGTCGCCTCGGCTACAATCTTGAGTCTGACAGGATGATGAACGAGATCGTTAGCGACGAGGCGCAGCGTAGATACGATTCACAATGGCGTCCTCTCGACTACCTGCAAGGTCTGTGGAACGAAACGGGCGGAACCATAAGCTCTAGCGGCAGCAGCGGCTGGAAAATCTGAGTTTAGGGAGAGTTAGAAATGGCTGCATTCTTACCGGCGATACTGTCGGCACTCAAGGCTGCGGGTAGTTCAGCCGGGATCGGCAAAGCTCTTGCTGCGCTACCCGAGGGCGCTGGCATGGCGAGCAAAGTCGGGGCTGGCCTTGCGACTGTCGGAGAAGTTGCCGACGCGCCCGCAAATCTGGCGAACGCAGGAATCAGCGGCGGCCTCGACAAGATGGGTAAGTGGGGCGATGTCGCAAGAACGGCCATGTTCACATACGACAAGCTCGGTGGAGACGGCGGCATTCCAGAGATTCCACCCACAGGGCCGGCGCCGCAAGGTTACGACCGCTATGGCAGCAGAGGGCTGAGTCAAGAATACCTGCGAAGGTATTACGGGAGATAATCATGGCATACTACGACCTTTCTCCACTCCTTGCGCTTCCCGGCGTGATCCGCGATTGGCGCAAGCTGCTGATCGAAGAACCGCGAGAGCGTGAGAGGCTTGAGCGGTTCCAGGACAACCGGAGCCAGTATGCCCGGCTGTCATCGCGTTCACCAGAAGATCAGATCGTCAAGGCCGGGCCGAATGCTGGCAGACCTGTCAGCGAAGTGTGGCGCGAATCGTTCACGAATCCTGAGTTTCAGGGCGGCGCTGCCTACCAGGACGCCCTCGCAGAGTTTGCCCGGCAGGAGAACCTTCGTGATGCCGTGACAGAGACGAACCGTGGGCTGCAAAACTTTGAAGGCGATCCGACCATCGACGATGTTGTCAGGCTGTTTGGAGAACGGGCCAGAGGGTACAACGTCAACCCGGAGGATTACGCCTCGACCCTTGAGAAGTTCCGCAGTATGGGTGAGCCGGGCCAGCTTCAAGCCAACCTTGCCGGTCAGCTTCACGCCCTCGATGCCGTTCAGAATGAGGCCGCACAGGAGAATCCAGATTACGTCAACCTTCTTCGCAATGTCATGGGCGGCATTGACGATCCTCGCGCTGCTGCCGGTGGTATGCAGACCGCACAGCGGGTAGCCCCTGAAATGCGGCGACCTTACGGACGGATCGCATCTGACAGTGGCGTTGACTTCTACGGTGAATCTCCGGCCTTCAATGTCGGTAAATCTGAGAACGTCACCAGTGTTGACAGGCGGCAGAAGCCCACAACAGCCAAGGATCGGGCCGATCTTATCGCCAAGTTCAAGTCAAGCCTCGATGCTGGCACCGAAATGTTGTACGACACGCTTTACGGGTACGCCGGTCAGATCGGCCTTCCGCTCGACAAGCTGGATAAGATGCTTGAGGAAACGGGCGGCACATACAACCCCGGAAAACTGCGGAACCTTATCGCTGGCTACGCAAGGGATGCCAATAAGTTCTTTGAGGCCGGAGATAAAGAGAAGGCGGCGATATACCGTCAGGCTGGCGGGATGCTCGAAAAAACTGACAGGGCGTTGAGCCGAATGACAGACCTTATTGTCAGCGGCGTTCCGTACACCCAAGCGGTTCAGGTCGCCTTCGGCCAAGAGTTCGGTCAGCAGCAAACTCGACCGACACCGGCGCAAGGCGGCGGTTCATCCGAGGGAATACAGCCGGGTGAATCGGTGGACGCATACCTCGAAAGACTTTTCAACATGGGTGACATGGGAGCCTGATTGTGGCGAATATCCCGCTTCATCAAAGATACCCGCGCTTTCGCAAGCAGATCGAGATTGCCAAGCAGCAAGGCATACCGGAAGAAAAGATCGCCGGATTCCTTGAGCAGAAAACCTCGACCGCCCTGCGAAACGATGTCATGGTGCCGCAGCTTGACGAGTTTATGGGCCGCAATGAACGTCAGGTGCCTGAGCTTCGTGCGTTCGAGGAACCTGAGAAGGGGCCGCTCGAAAAGCTGACAGATTTCGTAACCTCGCCCTTCACCCCTTCCGAAGAAGATCGTATTGCGCGTGACAGGGCCAAGGCTCAGATCGAGCTTGAGGCCCGGCAGAGACAGCAGCAACTGCGCGAGCAAGGGCTTCCAGTATCAAGCCGTCCTGTCACCGATTACAAGCTGTCAGTAAATCCGAACAACGTCGATGAAACAATCGCTCAGTTTGGCCGCGATGTCGAGTCCGGTGCGCTGACGATGGCCGAAGGCATCATGCAGTCCGTCAACTGGCTGACAGATGGTGCCTATGGTTCCGGCGCTGCCAACAAGATCAGGCAGAGGATCGAAAGCAACCGGGCAGAAGAACCCGGATTCATCAATGCTGTCGCCGAGGGGTTTGGCTCTCTAGGAACCTTCCTGATTCCGGGTATAGCCATCGGTCGCGTCATGAGTGGAATCGGCAAGGTCGGGTCGCTCACGAACAGCCTTGCCAAACTGTCAGGTGCCGGAACGATGGCGACACAGGAGGCGCTTGTCGAGGCCGGTCATGTCTACCGTGACACGCTGACGCAGACAAAGAGCCGTGATGCCGCAGAGAGAGCTGCTACAAAAACCTTCTGGCTCAATCTCCCCCTCAACTTCGTCACTGACAAACTCGCCTTCTTCCGCAACATGCCGGGCAAAGACCTGAAATCTCTTGCCAAGCGCGGTGCCGGCGGTGCGCTGGCAGAAGGCTCTCAGGAATTGCTGCAAGGTGAGCTTGCTGCCGGTGCCAAGCGGCAGAGCGGCATTCCTTACGACAGGACAATGGAGGAACGGGCGACAGAGTTCGGCGTCGGAGCAATCACAGGTGGCCCGATGGCGGCAGCGGTGTCTCCCACCCAGGAACAGGCCGACCAGTATATCCGTGACAAGGTGGCGCGTGACCTTGCGAGAGAGGAACGCAAGGCCGCAAAGAAAAAAGGCCGAGTACCAAAAGAGGCGTCAGATCGTGATGCTATCCGCGCAGAAGCGGATCAGATGCGCGAAGAATATATTGCCCGGCAGCGGCAGTCTCAAGAAGGGGCTATTGACGAGATCGTTTCTGGCGAGTTGTCTGACTATGAACGTGCGTGGGCCGACAATGCCACCGAAGCAGAACGTCAGAAGGCCAGAGAGCAGAGGCTTGGCCTGATTGACTACGGCGACGAGATACCGGCCAGCCCTTTCCGCCAGCCTGTTGTTGAAGGAATCATAGACCATTCAGAGGTTGCCGCGTCTGACAACCGTGTCAGTGATGAAGCCAACATGATGCGGCAAGACCCACAGGCCAAGCCCGCTGTCATCACGACGAAAAATGCCGTTGCAGACACCGGATTCAAGCCCGGAAAGATCAATCAGGGCGACGGCTTCCGCATGGTCAAGGTGCCGGATCAAGACCAGTACGTCATCTACCACCACGACACCGTTTCCGGCATTCTTGGCACCACCAAAAAGACCGACACCGACAGGGCTGTCAGAGAGAAGGCAAAGATCGGCGAGATCGGTGACATCCTTTTCAATTCCAAGGCCACCACCCCTGAGCAGGGCGACATTGACGTTGCCATAACCAAGGACGGTCAGGTTGCTGCCGGGCCGGATGCTGTCAGACGGGCGGCAGAAACCGGCAACGTGGCAACGGCTGCGCGTGTCAAGGCCGACGAAGCACAGCAGGTCGGTCGCATGGCAGAGGCGCAGCGTGGGGCTGTCAGGTCTGAGGCGCAGCGCAGAAACGATGAACGTCTGCGGCGAGAGCGCAACAAGGTTGACCCTGAGAAGGACGACATTCTCAAGGCGATCTCGAAACTTGGCGGTCTGGACATGGCACAAGTCCAGCACGAATGGGGCAAGACAATCACCGACGCAAGCAAGGAGTTGAAAAAACGCCAAGTGTTCGGCAAGCCGGTGCTTCGCCGCAAGAACGGGCGCAAGCTCGATGACATGGTGCAATCCCTGCGGCAGTACGGCTATCTGCAACCGGACGCTGACGGAAACTACACCATCAACAGTCTGTTTGAAGCGGTTGACTCTGCCATCCGTGGCGAACCTGTCATGTCAGAACAGGCGGTGTGGGATGACGAGATTCCTATGCCTGATCCCCAGGAAGATGTTGACGGAATCCCGATTACCGACGAAAATGTTGATGAACTTTTTGCTTTCGATGACTCTGAACTCGCAGAAGATGGCTACAACGAGCTTAGCGACCAGAATCGTGCGGTCTATGAGGAACTGGCCTCACAGGTCGATGCCGATTTCCTTGAGCGTATTGCCATCGAAGCGGAGGATATGGGGCTAACCGATGAACAATTCTACCAAGTCGCCACCGAAGCTATCAAAGGCTACCTTGGACAAACTCAGCAGCCTACCACCAGACGAGAGACAGCAAGTGATAGAGGCGGTGTCGAAAACGTGGGCGAGAGTCGCGCTGCGGCTCCGCAACAAGAACAAGGGCCGCTGACAGAGCAGACCGAAGCTGGCGAGCAGGTAAAAATGTTCGCCACCCCTCCCACGTTCGGACGCCGCGCAAGAACAGAAGGCGCGAACGTGCGTACCGAAGATTTGCCGCTTGTCTCACAGCCGCAGATCGACGCCGAAGATGCGCGTCAGACTTCCCTTCTTGAAGATGAAGCGCCGACCGACAAAGAGGTTGAGCGTTCCGTCACCGCTGTCCTGAACGACAAAGTACCGCCGAAGCGCAAGCGTGGACGCCCCAGGAAGAACGAGGGCGTTACCGACCCGCGTGACATCAAGACAGGTGCAGACAATCTTCGCCGCGTCGAAGAAGAACCGCCTGTCACCGTCGATCATATCGACGCTCAGATCAGCAGAACATCCACCCGCACCGACGATGGCAAGATCAGGGCAAACATCCTGACAGGACTCAAGCGCCTGATGGAAGGCGGCAAAGACATTGACTCTGCCGCCAAAACCCTGCGTGACGGTCTGGCAGAGCGTGGTATGGGGCGCGAAGCAATGGCTGTCAGAGGGGTTGTTGCCACATTAAAGGATGACGCTGCCGGTGTTGTCACTGAGCCTGACAGCGATCCTGTTCCCACCATCGAGCTTGACTTTCTCGGAACCAGCTACATTCAGAAGGGCATCAACGCCCTGGTTGAGAAGGTGACAGGCGGCAAGACGCCTGAAAATGTCGAGATTCGTGACGACCGTGAAGAAGGGTTGGGGTTGATCCAGAATACCCTGAGTTCACCGTCAAGGATCGGCGGCAAGATCAGGTATTACGTCCAGATCGGTGTCGATGCGCTGCACAAGCAGGACAGGCTTCGCGGCCTGTTCCGTCAAAAGCTGACAGACATCCTCAAGCCCCTCAACGCGCAGCAGAGAGAGCAGCTTTTCACTGTCCTGTGGCAGGGTGACGCCCTTGAGCAGACATTCACCCGCGAAGAATTGATTGAGGATGGTATCGACCCGGCTGTTGCCGACGCCTACGTTGCACAGCGCAAGCTGCACAAGCAAGTATGGAGGCTGGTCAACGCGCACCGCAAGAAGTATATGCCGGAAAGCCAGCGCGAGGAAGGCAAGCAAGGGCTTGGCTACCGCGAGGGCCACATCCCCCACCTGTTTGAAAACTGGTTCGTCTACGAGGTTGACACGGACGCCGAGGGCAACGAGTCGTTCACCCTTGTCAGCGGCGATTCTCGCAGCTTGCGTGATGCAGAGCGTTATGTCAGGAACCTCGATCCAAACAAGCGGTATGTCATAAAGCCCAAGACGTTTGCGGCACCGGAGGCGTTGCTTGCCAAGACTGCGCTCAGGGAAGAATCACTGTGGCAGCTTGAAAACAAGATGGCAAACATCGGTGCCTTGTCACGCGAGGAAGCCAGGGAGGTTGTCAGGGCCGGGGCAAGGCGCACGAACCGTCGCCGCTTCTTCGGCAACGCTCAGGAGAGAACCGGAGCGCAAGGGTTCAGGAAAGACGATCTCGGCAAGATTCTCATGGCCTATTACAACTCTGCCGCCCGGTATGTCATTCTCGATGACTTCAAGGCGAAGGCGATCCCCAGGTTTGAAAAGGACTTCAAGATCGCCTTTGACGCCGACCCGAACAATGCAAGCGATCCGAAGGCGAAATACGTCAAGAACTACGTTGACACGCTGCTTGGCAAACCGCATGAGTTTGAAAAGTGGATAAACCGCAGCATTCAGAATCTTCCGTTTGTCAAAAACTTTGTCAAGACTGAGAGGCCCGGCATTTGGGCGGTCAACAAGTTGCTGCACTTTACCGGCGTGACAAAACTCGGCTTTCTCAACCTCGCCAGCGGCATGATTAACCTGACACAGAACATCAACACCTTCGCCAAGGTGCCTGTCAAGCATTACGCATGGGCTGTCAGGGTGTCGAAGGCCGGAGCCAAGCTCAACCCGAAGCATAAGAGGCTGTTGCAGCGGATCGGTGTCGAGTTTGACCTTGGCATGGCCGATATGGGCGGTCACTCAATGACCCACCGGGCCGGTCGCCTTGCCAGCGCCAGCATGTACCCGTTTTCCAAGGGCGAGAACATGAACCGCAACATCGCCGCCCTATCAGCATACCGTTGGGCCAAACAAGACCTTGGTTATGGCGAGCGGCAAGCCCTTGATTTCGCCCGCATGATGGTTGATCTGACACAGCACAACTATTCGGCGGCAGACGCCGGGCGTATCTTCCAGAACCCTGCCGGTAGGCTTCTTGGACAATTCAAGCCGTTCGCCATCAAGCAGATGTCATTCATCTACCACCACATTGATTACAAGAACCCATCAGAGGTCATGAAATTCTGGACTCCTACCCTGCTGCTGTCGGGGTTGGCCGGAATCCCGATGGCCGAATGGCTTGCCTCGATCATCGAATACTTCACTGGCAGAAATCCGATCACCGAGACACGCCGGTTCTTCGTTGACAAGGCAGCGGAAGGTGAAATGCCTGATTGGGTGGCAGAGACAGTCCTTTACGGGCTTATGAGCCAGCTTGGATTCGACATTTCAAGGCGTACAGGGATGTCCGATGTCATGCCGCAGAGGGCAAAGGATTGGCTCGGCCCCACGATCAGTACCATTCTTAGCACCAGGGAGTCGGTCAGCCGGGGAGAGTGGGAACAGGTGGTGAAAAACATTATCCCATCTATCGGCAACCTCACTTATGCCATCGAAATGCTGGCCGACGAGGGGCATGTGCCTGACAGGTATCGTCGCAACGCCAAGAAGTATACAGCCATGACGCGGGATGCAATCATCACCGCTGCCGGACTCAGGCCGCTCGAAGAAGCAAAGCTGTCAGACCTTCGCAGGATTCGCAACTACGAAAACAAGCGCATGGCAGAAGCGGAGGCGAAGATTGCTGATGGGTTTGTCGAAAGGACTCTCGCTGGTGACAGCCGTGGGGCGCAGGAGTTTCTTGCGGCAGAGCTTGAGGCGGCGAGAAATGAGTTTGGAGAGGATCGTTTCAGCATTTCCTCGGAAGCATTCAAGAACGCCATGAGGCGGCAGACCATCGACGAAGGAACGAGAAACGTGATAGGCGCGGCCAAGACTGACAGGCCGACAGAACTTAAACGCTCCCGGTTCCTAGACCGGCCTATGGAGCTTGACGAAGCGAGGTAGAAATTGAGCTATACAGCGAGGAAATACATTGCCGTTTGCCTTCTGTTTATCTCGGCCCCGGCTGTCGGTGGAACCCTGTCGCCACCGCCAGGGATCGCCCAAAACGAGGACTTGCTTGTCTGGTTCCTGGGTTTTTTACTGGCTGGCCTGACGCTATCCATGTCTGTCATAGGCTGGTTTCTTATTCGTGCGATACGCCAGAACGACGAGATCAACGCCCGGCAATGGGAGGCAATATCGAAGCTGATGGAGGATCACAGCGAAACGCAGCGCCAGCTTGCCGTTATAAGCTCAGACCACAATCGGGTATTTGGCGGCAAGCACAGCGGGATGTGGCCCTTCCACCACGAAGAAAAAAAAGGCTGACGCCATGCCTGTCACACTGACGCCGATAGCCTACCTGATGCGCGGTGGCCCCAACCATTTCAGCGCAGACAAGAAAGACCCGTTCACCATGTCCGGGGTTGTCACTGTAACCAACGGGGTCGCCCACATTACCGGCGTGTCAGGCAGCGGAGACATGGCTGGCATTCGTGAAGGGTTGGAGCAGATCAAGATGGAGCTTGGCGTGTCAGAGATCGTGTGGGAGAGGCCAAGCGGGAAGAAGGTGACGGTCTGATGGCAACAAGGACACCCAAAATTCCAGATCAAGCACTGGCAAAAATCCCTGGCAAAGCCCTGTATCGCATGGCGACAGCCGGTGCTGAAATAGAGATCGGTGGGGATCACCCCTCACTGGTATTACCGGAAGTGCGTTCAACGAAGTGGGGAGGCGAGTGCTGGTTAAACATCCGTCACAAAGACGTTGAAGCTCTCGACAGCAAGGACAGGCCGAAAGACTTTGAGCGTAAGGGTAAAACCGCACTTGAAGTGCCCGTTTCAAAGCGTGGGCGGCGGCATCAGTTTATTGAAGGTTCCCTTGAGTGGGACATCGTTTACGACGACAGAGCCGCGCTTCCCACTGACGGCGTTGAACGCTTTGAACTTGATTTTCCTGCGAGCCTGACATGGCACTACCAGCCACCCCTGACGCAAGAAGAAATCGAGCAAGGTGCCAAGCGCCCCGAAAACGTCGTTGGCTCCTATGCCGGGTATTTCGACAAATCAGGCTCCTTTGTTGACAAGAACGGCAACATCATTGCCGACTATCAGACCGGCAAATATTGTCACATCTACCGCCCCGAAATGATTGCCGCAGATGGGGCGCGAATCTGGCTTGAGCAGGTGATAGTTGACAACGAATTGCGCGTGACGCTTCCAGATTCAAGCTGGTTTGATGCACACCCTGGCCCGTGGACGCTTGACCCTACTATTGGCTATGAGGCTGAAGGCTCATCGTATATCAATATGGAGTACGGAGAGACAACTTACGCCTTTTATCTCGGGGAGATGGCTGAAAACGGGACAGCATTGTCGCTCTCATTTTTAAACGCCTTCACCTACGATCGCGCAATAGAGTGTGGTTGCTTTGAAACGGATGGAAAGGATGTTGAACCGTTCGCTCTTGTGGCAGAAAGTGGCCCCACAAACACGGATAGTATTACATGGGAAACACACGCCATATCCGGCTCTCTCACATCAGGGATGTCTGTTTACGGGGCGGTTCTCCCAATTGGCGACGGGAACTTTTATGGCAAATACGACTCTGTTACCGGTTATGACAGCTACCGTCTTTTTTCTGACACTTCAGGGGTGGATGCCGCCCTCAAGGACAACACCACGATAAATTATGTTTACAGTGAATATCGCACGTCAGGGTACGTCACTTACGAAGTGGCAGGCGGTGGCGGCGGCGCAACATACACACAGTCCGTGTCAGGTGCGCTTCCTGCCCCATCAGGGGGGCTGTCTCGCCAGTTGACGTTTGGCGTGTCTCTCTCCGGTATGTTTCCTGAGATAACTGGGTCAATCAGTAAAAAAATTGGCAAAACTGTTGTCGGCTCCCATCCATCGGCATCAGGCGCAATATCGAAAAGTGTGTCAGTGTCGATGTCAGGCGTTGCTCCCGGCGTAACAGGGGCCGCATCGACAGGATCAACCCTGAAGCAATCCGTAGATGGCGTGTCTCCCTCCCCTTCCGGTGGCCTGACAAAAAGAATCAGCACGAAGCTGACAGGCGTTGCCGGTGCTGTCATTGGCGGTGTGCGAAAGAAGATCGGAAAGGTTTTTTCCGGCATCATGCCCGGTGCCAGCGGCAAGACAAGCAAGAAGTCGTCGCGCAAGTTGTCTGGAATATCGCCTCCACCTTCGGGTAGACTGTCAGCGGGGGCGAGGCTGCGCGAGTCAATGGCCGGATGGTTTGGGGCGATAACAGGGGTAGTCTCAACGGTATTCAAGGAAGGCGGCGCTGTGGTTGTCAAGAGGTCAGCAAGGATAATCGGATCGGCGTTCAAGCGCCTTCTTGGTGGATAAAAACAGACAAGTTGCCTGTCATGACAGACAAGGAGTAAGTCAGATGAAGAAAGAAAGGCGAGACAAGGAAGGGCGCATCATCCCCTCCATGTGGCAGAGGTTCAAAAGCTGGCGCTTGGGGCGCAAACTACGCACCGGCAAAGTTCCTCGCGGAAGAAAGCTGACATCGGCTGACGCTGCCAAGGCTATTGGCACCACGTTCCGGGGAGAAATGACCGAAGTGTGGGGTTTCCTGTCGGCCAAGGTTCTACGGGCTGACGGCACCGTAGAGGACGTTGGGCTTATCTCTGTCAAGAAAATCACCCAGGCGTTCCGTGACTACATCGTGGACAGCTTGCAGGACTCCACGACATATCCGCTCGATGCGTTCAAGTATCATGCAAGCGGGACAGGATCAACGGCAGAAGCCAACACCGAGACAGCCCTTGTGACAGAGGTTGGTAGCCGTCAGGCGGGTACTCAGACCGAGGGTGCAAGCGCCAACATTTACCAGACCGTAGCAACCCTGTCATACACCGCAGCCCATGCAATCACCGAGCATGGCATTTTCTCTGCTGCATCCAGCGGTGTGCTGATGGATCGTTCCGTCTTTGCCGAGATCAACGTAGGCGACGGTGACGCCATCGAGTTCACCTATGAGGCGACCTTCCAGGCCGAGGCATAAGATATGGAGATCAAGTTGATGAATCGCTTTCCCGGCGATCCGTCTGACAGGCCGGTCTTGGCTTGCACTTCCAGCGGTTCAATGACAGGCCCAGGCGTCGTCCTTGACAAGCCGGGAGTGCTGGCCGGGTTCACCGTGACGACCAACGGTGTTGACGACGCCGAGGTCATTGTCTACGACAACGCCAGTGGGCCAAGCGGCAAGGTGCTGGCCCATGTCAAGGTGGCGGGTGGCGACCTTCTCGGTGGCCTTCTTGTTCCTGTCCGGGCGCTAAAAGGAATCTACCTGTCAATGTCCGGCAACCCCTCAGTGGTGGCGTACTATCATGCGTGACATGATTGTTTCTGCGGCAAAAACATTCGACCTTGACCCGGCTATCGTGTGGGGAGTCTGCAAGCAGGAGAGCGGATTCAATCCTGCTGCTGTCAGGTACGAACCTCATTACAGATGGTTGGTCGATCCAGAGCGTGTCAGGCCCAGGTTGTGTTCGGTCGATACCGAGATCATCTTTCAGAAGGTGTCTATCGGGCTGATGCAGGTTATGGGTGCAGTCTACCGCGAGCACGGGTATGACGGATGGCTGTCAGAGGTCGTGAGCAATGAACACTTGCAGCTATTCTACGGGTGCAAGCATCTGGCCGGGCTGGTCGAGCGGTACGGCAAGGTTCCGGGAATCGCTGCCTACAACGCAGGCTCTCCCCGGCGCAACAGTGATGGGCGGTTCGTGAACCAATATTACGTTGACAGGGTGCTGGATTTCGCGGAGGAATTTAAATCAGAAGGAGACAAGAATGAAAACCGACTTTATCTTAAATAGACTCAAAGAAGGTTCTACATGGGCCGGGATTATAGGCGTTGTCACAGCGTTTGGCGTCGCCATATCCCCCGAAATGAAAGAAGCCATCATTGGCGCTGGCGTTTCTCTGGCTTCGCTTGTCGCAATTTTCACGAAGGAGAAAGGCTCTCCTGACTCAAAGAAGTGACGCGATGTTTAGGGCGATAGCAAATGTCGCAGCAGTTGTCCTTGGTTTTTTAAGGATATGGGAGAAAGGGGCCGGAAAGAGGCTTTATGACAGGTTGCAGGATGGTAGGAAAGATATTGACGATGGCGACATTCACGCTGTCAATGCTCGCGTTGACAGGCTGCTCGACAGGCACCGTCGTTCTCGAAGGCGGAAAGATCGAAAAGGTTGACGGGGGCTGGCTCGTACCAGACTCTCAGTTTGCCGAACTGCTTGAGTGTTGTGAGCGAAACATTGAGTGACCCAACTTGATTTGACAGGCGGCACCATCCTCCTTTGCGCCCCGTTTTTACGGGGCTTTTTTATGATTTGTTGGCACCTTTTTGGCACCCCTTTGGCACCCCGCGTCTACTCGCCCTTATTTGCGATCACTGGCGTTTCTTGGTTAAGTGCCTGATTTTAAAGGGAACCAAGTAAGTTGCTGGAATCATTGCATTTTGTCCAATCCTTTTGGTTTGGTCGCTTCCGGTAAAGAAAAACCCCCGTCATTTCGGGGGTTTAGGTGGCGGCCCTGACAGGATTTGAACCTGTGACCTACCGCTTAGGAGGCGGTTGCTCTATCC